CTAGCCTTCCAAGCTTGTGATGCGGGTTCGATCCCCGCTACCCGCTCCACTGTTAACATACATGGCCGCATCAAGCGGCTGACCGGCGGCAAGCGCCAGCATGTTAGCGATGCGGCCAGTGGCCTCGACTTCAACGCCCCGCCGCCCTTCTGCAGGAAAAACGGTCACGCTTCCGATCAGCGCGCGCAGCTTTGGGATTGCCTCCAGCTGCGCGTGGCTGTTGCCGTCGAGTGCCTTAGCCAGTTCCTCGATCTGCTCGCGATAGTCCTTCGCGATGCCGGGGTGCAGGGTGATAACGGGGAACGCCTCCAGGTCGGCCATCTGCTGCGCGATCGCGTCACGATCATTTCGAGCCTTGGCGAGCACTGCGCGGATTTCCACGAACTCATCGCCGCCGTCTGCGATGGCGTTGACCAGGCGCTCCACCTTCGCCGATGCCTCGCGATGGCGGCGTTCCAGCTTGGTGCGCTCCTGAGCCACGCCCTGCGATCGGCGGCGGCGGCTCTCATGGAACTCCTTCACATAGGCGGCGACGGCGTCAGGGTGCAGCATGTCGTCGCGCAGGCCGTCGAGCACCTTCTGCTCATAGATGTGCGTCTTGATGGTGCGGTTGTTCGAGCACCCTCCCCCGTCACGATGCTTGCCGCATGCCCATTGGTCGCGGCCGATGACGATCCATCCACCGCCGCAGATCCCGCAGCGGCCAACGCCCGACAGCAGCCTCTTGGGCCGCCGCGCCATGTGCGGCTTGTCCATGCTGAAGGCGTTGCGCAGCAGCTGGACGCGCTCCCATGTCGCATTGTCAATGATGCGGAGATCGGGCGCTTCGGCTTCGATCCACTCGCTCTCCGCATTGGGCCGGATGCGCTCTTTCCGAGTGCGCGGATCCGCGACCTTGCTGGTCCGCTCATGCACGATGCGGCCAATGTAGATCCGGTTCTGCAGCATGCCGTTCTTGCGCTGGCGATCGCCATTGATGGTCGAGGCGCGCCATGTGCCGCCAGTGGGTGCGGGAATGGCCTCGGCGTTCAACCCTGCCGCAATCTGACGGGCGCTGCGGCCGCTGGCATACTCCTCGAATATCCGGCGGACGACTTCAGCCTGCTCCGGGTCGATCGCGCGGAGGCCGCGAATGAGTTCTCCTCGCTCGTCGAGCCGGTTGGCCTTGCGGTAGCCATAGGCGAGCCCAGCTGGCGATCGACCAGATCGCACGGTGCCGCGCTGGCCGCGCTTCACGTTGAAGGCGATATCTTTGCGGGCCTGCGAATCCAGAAAGCCTTGGACCCAGCCCTTGATCTCGTCGATCTCGCCCTGGGAAAGGGTGAAAAGGCGGACGCCGAAATAGGAGAGGCGCTCGCGGATGGCGAAGCCGTCGCCCTGATGACGGGCGATACGGCTGGTCGATTCGGCGAGTATCTGGTCAACGCCGCCGCGCTCCACGCGGGCGAGCAGCGCGCTCAGGCCTGGGCGCTGATCCTCGCCAATGCCGGCAGCGCCGCTGATAGCTTCATCTGTGAAGGTATCGACGATTTGCCAGCCTTCTCGGGCGGCGCGCTCGCGACACAGCGCAATCTGGTCCGCGATCGAGCGGCTATTCTGAAGGTCGCTGGAAAACCGGGCGTAGATGATGGTCCGCATGGACGGGGCTTTCTGTGGGGCGGGAGCGGCGCTCAAAGTCGCGCGCTTCGTCTGCGCGCGCAAGAGCGCGGATAAAATCAAGCATTTCGGCCGATGGTCGGCGCAGGAAGGGCGCGTTCATGTGGCCTCCCGATTAATGTAGGGCGACCAGCCAACTGGCTTCAGCCAGCGGTAAAGTTGCCAGAGTGCTGTGATCTTTGCGGCGTTCGCCTCAATCGACGCGTCGAGGCTGGTCTCGGCCTTGCAGGCGGTGGCCCACGCGCTGCGCGCCATGATGATCCGTTCCGGCGTGGTCCAATACCAAGGCTGGCGCTTCAGGCAGACGGCATCGCCTGCCTCGCGCCCGGCCATCTGCTCGATGTTCGACCAGATGATATCGTCCTGCTGCGCCCGGTCGGAAAGCCCCTGCCCTGCTGCCTTGAACGCGGCCTTGCGGCGCGCGCGCTCATCTTGCGCGAACTGGTGCAGCTGGGCAGGCGTCGGTTCCGGCACGACGCCTAATCCGCGCCTGTGCAGCACGGCCCGAGGATCTTGTGCCGGTTGGCTGAGATCGTCCAGGAACGGTGCCAAGGCCCATCCTTGCAGTGGCTGCAAAGGTAATACTCGCGCGGATGCGCGATAACATGCTTGTATCCCTCGATATCGAGAGTTCCTTCGCCCGGCGCGTCGGGTGACGGCGGTGAGAAGATATTTGCCGGCTGAGCGATGCGAACCGCTTCCAGCGCCTCTGCCCTGAAGGACGCGATCGACCGCTCGGGCATGATGCCAAAGAGCCGCTGCAGAATCCCGCTCATGATAGCGCCTCCGGAGAGCCGTTATGCTCGGTCCCGTCCGGCAATCGTCCAGTTGCCTTCGTCGCATCGGCGATGATCGCGTCGAGCTCTTTCAGGCCGGCATAGCCATTGTGGCAGTTGACGGGAAAATCCTTGTCCCACTTGATCAGGCGGAGCGCGATCGCGAGCAGTTCGGGCGCGGCGTCGGCAAGGGCTTTCTTCTGGACGAATTCGGCCGCGTCTTCCGGCGTGTCGCAGCACTCGGGCATGATCGCCCAGGCTCGCTCGAAACGTGCGTCGGTCAAGTCGAAGACGGGGCGCTGTGCGTTCGCCATCATCGCATCTGCCCAACAGGCGGTGAAGCCGTGGTCAAAAAAGAACTGCGCCAGCGTGCGGTTGTCAGCTTCGCTCATATCCATGTCTCCACGATCACGCGGTCGTCGCTCGGGTCGCGCGCGAGTTTGACCCGGAAGGCGGGAAGCTGGGCCCGCACATCGTCGAGGGTGTTGCCGACCAGGCACTGGTGGGTGGCCGCCTGGACGCCGCTGCCGATCAGCCAGCGATGGGCGACGAACTTGCCCGGATGGTCCGAGGGATTGTCGATGATGACCCACATCGACAGCAGCTGCGCGTGGTCGGCCTCGGCCTCCAGATATTCGATCTGCCACGTCGGATGGTAGGGCATGGCGTGCTGCATGCCGTCGATCTGGATGAGCAGATGCGCGCCCTGGGCATCGACGATCGTGCCCAGTTGCGGGTGCCGTCCGCCAGTGTAGCGGACGCGGCCGCCCTGACGTGCCGGCACACCATAATGGCTGCAGATGTAATCCATGCTCATCGCGCTGGCCTCCTTGCGCGCAGCGGCGGGGCCACGGGCGCCACGCCGATTGCGAGGCGCGCCGTTCGGATGTGGACAACCCGTATCTCAGCATCGGGGCGGCCTTTGCGGATCTTCGCCACTACGCGGTCGGGGTGTTCATTGGTGAGCAGCAGGAGCGCATTGCTCCGAGGAAGTTCCCGCTCCCGGCAGTCCCAATCTGCGACGGCCGAACAACCGAAGTGTTTGGCGAAGGCTTCGCTATGGAAAGTCTTGCCGCTTGCCATGGGGCCATGAAGGACAACAATCACGCGCGCCTCCTGATCGTGATGATCGGCCGGTCCTGGGGGATCGGCTCAAAAAGAAGGGCCGCTGCCATCTTGTGGCGGTAGGCGGCGAACATGCTGACGATCGTCCAGCCAGCGAGCAGGAAGCTGCAGGCGAAGATGACCGCGGCAATCTGGCTGAAGGCGCTCACTGGACGGCTCCACGCGCATAGCGGGCCGACGTGCCGTAGCTTTCCTTGACATAGCCCACCTTCCGCCAGCCCAGGCGGCGCAGGAGCATCGCAATCTGGAAGTTGTCGCGCGGTGCCGGGATGCGACCTTCGCGGCTGGCCTCGGCCAGCTGGCGGCGCAGGTCCGACATGGTGACTTCATTGGCGTCGCGCAGCTGGCGGGCGATGAAGAGGCCGATCCGGGCCGCTGCCTCGCTCATGTCGGTGAGCGCGATCATCGCGTTTTCGTCGGCGATCTTGGGATCGACCAATTCGTTGATGTTAGCCCGGCGGGTGAGACTCGCAGCGTCGCCTTCGCGGGCGATGTGCGCCGTGCCGTCGGCCGCATGGCTCAGGACGCGCCAGCGCAGGCCGAGAAACAGCGCGATGCTGCCGGGATACGGAAATTGGTTTTCAGTTTGAAGCACATGAGCCTCCCGTGTTGGAGATTGGCTCAATTAGCTATCTTGGCTAAATCATGTCAACGGTGAATTTAGCCGGTCTAGCTAATCCGCCCCAAGCCCGTTGACTCTTTGGCAATCTTTGTTCGATTTATGTTCTCACCAGCAGAAAGGAGTCGTGGGTGGGTTATTCTGGTAAGGTGCAGCGGTCGATTGATGCGGCCGTGGGTAAGAGCAAGCCGATCGGCTATGTCTTCATGATCGATACACAGGTGAAGGGGCCGCTACGTCAAACCCGCGCGGAAGCCGTGCAGGATGCGGTGGAGGCGCGCGAAGCGCACGTCGATGTGCAATACGGGCGGGTGTTCCTCGAGCCTCTGACCTGGATCGCTCCGATCTGGCCCTAGAGGTCCGCGTTGTATCCGATAACCCGTCCGATGACAGTCAACGGCTCCTCACCTAAGAGCATTTCCTTGTGCTCCGGGTTTGTGGAGCACGGAGCGAGCCTGGGCGGGTTGTCGAGATACTGTTTGAACGTCATTTCTCCGCCCGGCCGCATCATTGCATAATAGCTGTTTGCGATCAGGGCCTTGTCGTCGGGATCGCAGAAGATGATGCCGCCGTGCGGAACAAGTTTGTCCATGCTGTCCCCGTCGGGCACGAGAGCGAAGGTGTTCGGCCCGCCCTTGGTGGTTGGGATAAGGTCCAGCGGATCTTCCATCGCCTCGCGCCAGTTGCCCGCAGCGATTTTTCCCAACAATGGCACCCTTCTCACAGGACGACGAGGGACAGTCGCGCCGACCAAATCGTCGGGTTCAACCCCTAGCGCTTCGGCGATTGCAGCGCGCCAGTCGCCGTCTAACTTCCGTTTGCCAGTTTCGATCTTCTGAATGGTGGCCAGATCGGTCGGCTTACCCGTGCGCGGGTTCGTCGTGAGCGCCCCCAGCTGCTCCAGTGTGAGCCCTCGGCGCTTCCGGATTTCGCGGATCATGTTCTGGTTTTCGGCCATGTCTTCCGAATAGCCGACCCGGCTAAATCCGTCTTGGCTGGATATAGCTAATTTGGCTTGACGCGAATTAGCCAATGTAGCTAAAGCGATGGCATGACGCTGCAAGATTACCTCTCTCGTGAAGGACTTACCTTTACCGCCTTCGCCGCTTTGATCGGGACGAAATACCCGCGCACGGTCGAGCGATATGCCAAGGGACAGCAAATTCCCGACCGCACGATGATGCTGCGCATTGTCGATAAGACGCGCAGCGAGGTGATGCCCAACGATTTCTACGGGGTCGGTCATGTCGCCCCCGATACGAGCAGCAGCGTTGCACCGTCACCGGGAAATTCTCCCGCAACTTCCCCTCTTGTAGAGGAGACAGCCTAGAAAATGCCACGGGGGATATTGCCACGGGGGAGAAGGCGCTTGCGCTGGCGACCAAACGCGCCATCGAAGCGGCTGGCGGGCTGGAACGCTGCTCCGCCGAAACTTCCATCAAAAAGAGCCAGTTGTCGCGGTGCAGTTCGGTCAATGAGCCCGACAGCATCACGATCCGGGACGCCATCACCATCGATCTTCTGGGAACGCGCGTGGAGGGGCAGCCCTTCATCCTGCGCGCCTACTGCCGCCAGCTGGGCGGCGTGTTCGTGCCGATGCCGGAGCCGCAGGACGATGCCAACGGCCTGACGCTGTCGGTGGTCGAACTGGCGGGCGAGCTCGGCGGTCTGTCGGATAGCATCCGGGAAGCGATCAGCGGCCAGGGCGAGGCTGGCGAGGCGGTTTCGCCGCGTGAGCGGGACGCCATTCGTGCCGACATTCAGACGATGCAGGAAACGCTGGCCGCGCTGGATCAGCGCATGCTGGCCATGGACGGGGGACGCTGAGGATGGCCACGAACGCACGCGATCTACGCTTCTCGATCGGGCCGCTCTGCCTCTCCACTTCCGTGCGGGAACTGGAGGAATGGGTGGCGGGTGCGCCAGAGGGCGCGGATTTCGTCTATGCGCGCGGCGCGGTCCTGGACCAGCGCCGCGATGTCGTTGTGCGGGCGCGGGAGCTTGCGCAGGAGGGCGAGGTTCGCACGCACCAGCGCAAGGTGAACGGCGAATGGGAATATTTCGTCGTCCGCCGCCATCCCGAACGGCACGGCAAGGCGGTCACCCGGCCCCTGCATGTGGTCGCGGAAACACCGGCTGGCCGGGTGCTGGCGATCATGGAGCGCTGCCTGAAGCTTGGCCTTCCGGCGCGGACCAATGCCGAGATCGCACGGGAAATGGGCCTGAAGAACGCAGAGGCCGCCCGTTACCTCTTCAACCAGCTGGTCGAGCAGAAGCTGCTGACCGTCACGAACTTCGGCACGCGCGAGCGGCGCGTCGTCACCTTCGTCGCCACCGGCAAATCGACAGTGCGGGGCGCGCTATGAGCGATCTGATCTCCTGCATGGGCTGCGCCGACATGCAGCAGGGCGTGCCGGAAGCGGCCCTGCCTGACGGCTGGGACGCCATGCGCATCCCCGGCTTTGAGCCCGCCTACTTCTGCGGGGGGTGCGTCGATGGCGGCATGATGGAGCAGTATCGGGCGCAACAGGGGCTTCCCCGGCGTGCGCGCTGGCGGTTCCCAAACGGTTTCATGGCGCTCTATCGCCCTGCGGCGAAGCAAGTGCTGCTGGCTACGGCGGATGGCATGGCGGAAATCAGCGAGAGGGAAGCGGAGCAGCTGGTGGCGGCGATCGCTGCGGCGCTGGCGGTGCGCGGCCTTGCCGAGCAGCTGACGGTGGAGGCGCGCCGGTGACCTTCGTCGATATGACCATCACCCGCCGCCACTTCGAGGCCCGCTACAATCAGGTGGGCCGCTGCATGCTGGCCGACCTGGCGCAGATCTTCGGCATCGAATTCGAGACGGCCGAGCAATGGGCCGACGAGATCGACCGCGAAACCAATGAGCAGATTGCCGCTGCCTGCAGGCCCCTTTCGGGCGGCGGTTCGACTGCGGGGGCCGGTGCGACTGCACATCGCCCGGCCTCCGCCTCTTCCCCCTCCGCAAATCCATAAGCCGCAACCGGCAAGCCCAAGAGAGAAGGACGTTTCATGGCCAGACCGAAGAAAGCGACGGCGCAGGCAGCGCCTGAAGAGACGACAGCACCGGCGAGCCCTCGGGTCGCGCCCATGGCCATTCAGCCGGTGCCGCTCGGCCGTCTTGTCCGCGCGCCGGAAAATGTGCGCCATACGGACAAGGCGGCCGATGTGGAGAGCCTGGCCGACGATATCGCCGCGCACGGGCTGCTCCAGTCGCTGATCGGCTATGCCGGTGACACCGATATCGACGCGGCGGCGGTATACATCATCGGCGGTGGGCGTCGCCTGCAGGCGCTGCAGCTGCTGCGCGAGCGCGGGTCCATCGACGATGGCTATGAAGTGTCGGTTCTGATCCGCGACCAGGCCGAGGCGATCGAACTGTCGCTGTCCGAAAATCTGGCGCGACGGGACATGAACCCGGCGGATGAGTTCGCCGCGTTTCAGGAGCTGATGCGGCCGGGCACGATGTCGCCAGCGGATATCGCCAAGCGGTTCGGCTTTTCGGAACGCTATGTGAAGCAGCGGCTGCGGCTGGCCTCGCTGGCGCCGGAGATCCTCGACGCCATGCGGCGCGGCAAGCTGACGATGGATGCGGCCATGGCCTACGCGGGAACGCAGGATCAGAAGTTGCAGGTCAAGATCTTCGCGGCCGAGGAAAAGAAGGGCAGCTGGGGCCACGGCGTCCAGAGCATCCGCTCCGGCATCATCAACGCCCAGATGACCACGGGCGATGCGCTGTTCAAGTTCGTCGGCAAGGCCGATTATGAGAAGAAGGGCGGCCGGTATGAGGATGATCTATTTGGCGATGCGGAGAGCTATTCGGGCCGCAAGCTGATCGATCCCGACATCGTGGCGACGATCGCCGCCGATCGCGCATATTTCCAGCAGGCGCGGCTGCTTAGCGAGGCGAAGGCTTCGCACCGGACGACCAGTGATGTCATCCTTGTGCCCGGGCTTCGGCTCGGCAAATTGCCCAAAGCTCCCAAGGGCTATGAGGTCGTTGAGCGGCCCTACTGGCGGCAGGATCTGCCCAGCTATGACAAGCTGCGTGGAAAGGCTTGCGATCTAGGGATCGATATCGTCGCTTTCGCCGGGGTCGATCATCTGGGCGCGCTGGTACTTGCCGAGCAATTCTTCATCCCCGGCGCGCGCATGTCGGACCTGATCCCGCCGCAACGGGAGGCCCCGCGCAAGACGGAAGCGGAATGGGCCGCTGAGAGGCGCGCTGCATCAATCCGGTCCGTCGCCGCCTGGCTGGTCGCGCGCGATCACCACAAGGATCGCACCGAAGGGCGGCTTTGGTGGAAATCGCAGCAGCCGCATCTGGGCTCGCTGATGAAGCAGAAAGGCCTGGGGGACTGCTACAGCGTCGATGTGTCGATCCTGGTCACGCCGGAAGAGATCGAGGCCCGGCTGGAGGATGCAGAGAAAGAGTATCTGCTCCAGGAAGCTGAGAAGGCTGCCCTCCGTGAGGCGGAAGAGCGGGCGAAGGCAGAGGCTGCAGAGGCACTGGAGGCGCGGCGCGCGGAAGTGCTGGCGATGGATCCGCAGCCCGTCGTGATCCAGGTTGATGGCATCGCGCACTTCCGGTGGGCCGACGGCGCGTATGGCGATGAGCAGGAGGATACGCCGGAGGCGGAGGAATGCTCGCTCTACGACGATCTTGAAGAATTGCTGGAGCATGCCGGGATCATCGGCCTTGTCTGGCCGTCGATCGAAGCGTGGGCCGACAATCCCCACGGCGACAATGTCGCCGAGCCCGAGGAGCAGGCTGCATGATCAACGTCAATGTGAAGGTGCTGCGCGCGGCGCTGAAGGCGGTCAACGCCGTGGTCGAGAAGCGCACGACGGTGCCGATCTGCGCTACGGTGCTGGTGCGATCGACGCCAGGGCAGATGTTCCTGACCGGCACCGACCTGGAAATCATGGTCGAAAAGACGGTCGATCTGGAGGATGCTGGCGCTAACAGCGCCATGAACTTCTGCGTCGATGCGTCGCTGCTGGCGTCGATCGCGGGCAAGCTGCCAGCGGAGGGCGTGGCCAAGATCGAGGCGGACGGCAACACCGGAATCACGATCAAGTGCGGCCGCGCCCGTTTCAAGCTGCCCACGCTGCCGACCGATGATTTCCCGGTGCTGGCCGCCCGTGATTGGGACGCTGAGTGGGAGCAGGACGGAACGCAACTGGTGCAGATGATCGAGAGCGTGCGTTTCGCCATCTCGACCGAAGAGACGCGCTATTATCTGGGCGGCATCTTCCTTCATGTGCCGAACGGGTCGGAATGCCAGTTCGCGGCCGCGACCGACGGGCACCGCCTGGCGCGCTTCCATTGCGGCGTGGCCGATGGCGCGGACGGCATGCCCGACATCATCATTCCCCGGAAGGCGGTCGCTGCGCTTGCCCAGCTGCTCGACGAAGAGGGTGGCACGGTCGATGTAGCGGTGAGCACGACGAAGTTCCGGTTCGAGGTCGGCAAGACAGTGCTGACCGGCAAGCTGATCGACGGGACGTTCCCGGATTACACCCGCGTCATTCCTGCGGCCAACCAGCTGGACTGCTGGTTTGAGCCTGGTCCGCTGGCCGAAGCGGTGGAGCGGGTGCTGACGATCAGCAGCGACAAGGCGAAGGCGATCGCCTTCAACTTCGCGGCCGAGGCGGTCACGCTGGAGGTCACCAGCCCCGAGAATGGCACGGCCAGCGAGGAAGTGCCCTGCGAATATGAAGGCGAGCCCCTGCGCATCGGGTTCAACGGCAGCTATCTGCTCGACGTGCTGCGGCACCTGAAGGGCACCGATTCCGGGAACGAACGGGCGCGGGTGAAGCTGGCGGATCCCGCCGCGCCCTCGCTTTGGCAGACCAGCGATGATGCCGCCCGCCTTTATGTTCTGATGCCGCTGAGGGTTTGACCGTGCAAAACCTAGTCTCGATACTCTCCGGTTCCACGGAAATAAGTGATGGCCTCACTATGCGCGCGTGCAACGTGGCGCCGTACCAGCAATGCGTGCTGACCGAAAATGAGAGCAGCGTCATCAGCGTATTCGCACCCGAGATCGTGGCTAGGGGTACTGATTACGATGCACCTACCTATAGCGTAACTGAAGCTGATCGAGTTGGCGTCCACCACTCGGCTTCCGCTATTCTGGTGCACGGCCGCGTTTCGGCAATCATTGACCAAGTCCGTGATGTCCCGATCAGGCTGCTTAATGTCATCTGCCCAAGACATTCTCGCGCCATCTTCACTCATCTTCTGAAGAAGATCGTTAAGATAAATCAGGGTTTGTGTAATCACCGCCGTTCGAACAGCAGGATTCACGCCGCTCCTAAGCGGCTCAGTTCGCATGAGCTCGTCAATTCCACGGATGGAAGTCGCGATGGTGCCGGCGTCCATCCAAGCATATTTTTTGGCTTTGCGTTCGCCCGCCATACTGCCTCGCGCTTAGCTGATTTCGTCTCATCAACCGCTCGTGCCTCTTTGGCAAGGGGTGCAGCGTGAACGGTTTCTTCAACGAGCAGCCCATTGCCGGCCCTGCACCCAAGGGGCTCGGCCGCATGATGACTGGCGGCGGGGCCAAGGTCGATCGGCAGGGGAACGACTATTATCCAACGCCCGCGAGCGTGACGCGCGCGTTCATTGCGGCCGAGCGGGAATGTCTGCGCGATGCCTGTAAAGTCGGCGACGTGATCCTTGAAAGGCCAGTTTGGGAACCGTGCGGCCGTGGTGGCGCGATCTCAGGTGAGTTGGAGCGCGCGGGCTTCGCGACCATCGCGACCGACCTGGTCGCGGACCCGGCCAACCTCGTCGCACAGCAGGATCTGCTGCTCTGCCGACAGGCGCTTTCGCCGGTCGTCGTGACAAACCCGCCCTTCGCGCTTGCGGCCGAGATGATCCGGCATCTGCTGAATAATCTGGGCTGCACCTATGTTGCGATGCTGCTGAAATCATCCTTCTGGCATGCCGAGGTCCGCACGGGCTTGTGGCGGCAGCGGACACCAGCGCGGATCTACGCGCTGAACTGGCGGCCTGATTTTCTCGGCAAGGGCAACCCGACGATGGAAGTGATCTGGTGCGTCTGGGACGCGGCCGCGATCGACAATCTTTGTGCTTATGACGTTCTGACGCCGTTTCGCGCGCCGGATCTCTTGGGGGAGGAATGATGGCTACGGTGGTCAAGGAACCGTGGGTGACGCGCTGGGGCCGGGAAACGGACAGCTGGAACGTCACCGAACTGGATGAGGACAATGCCGACCAGGACGCGGAGGGTGGCGACAGTGACGGTTCCGGCCTGCCGGGCCGCTGGCTGGTCGGCCAGGCCGTCGCGCGCTGGTCCCTGACACAGCCGGTCGAGCCTACGGCCGAGATGGTGGCGAGCGTGTTCAACCTACCGATCGAGCTCGCCCGCGACTGCATGGGGATAGAACTGCACGCGATCGGCACGTTGGGCACGGCGCTCCAGGTTTGGAGCGGCCTGCAGGACCATGGCTGGGAGGGGCAGACGGTCGGTGCGGCCGCGCTCGCCTTCCACCTTGCTCCTGCGCCGATCATCGAAGCGGTTGAGGGGCATTATTGGATGTATCTCGCCGGCGATCGGGACGATCCGACGGCCATGACGATCGAACATGACGGCGAGTAGCGCGCCGCCGTCCTGACGGCTGCGACTTCCGCGACATCGATGTGAATTTTTGACCTGATTTTCGGGGTGGCTTTCTGTGTCTCTGCCAACTTCATTCCTGGACCAACTCCGCGCCCGCACGCCGCTGTCTGCCCTCGTCGGGCAGAAGGTGAAGCTGGAGAAAAAGGGCAAGGAGCATAAGGGCTGCTGCCCCTTCCATAGCGAAAAGACGCCCAGCTTCACCGTCAATGACGACAAGGAATTCTATCACTGCTTCGGCTGCGGTGCGCATGGCGACGCGCTGCGCTGGCTCACTGATCATGAGGGCATGGACTTCATCGACGCGGTGAAGCAGCTGGCGGAAGCGGCCGGGATGGAGATGCCGGCGCGCACGCCCGAGCAGGCGGAGCGGGCGCGTCGCGTGAGCCAAGTCGGCGACGTCCTGGGCGAAGCGGCGGCGTGGTATGCGCGCCAGCTGGAGCCGACCGGCATGGCGATGGAAGCGCTGGCCGCGCGTGGCATCATGCCCGCGTCGATCGAGCGCTTCGGCCTCGGTTTCGCTCCCATGCGCGGCGGGGTGTCGGCGATCGGCATTGCGGCCGACCAGCTGATGGCGGCTGGCCTGGTCGTCGAAACCGACAACGGCCGGCGCGATCGCTTCCGGCACCGCCTCATCGTTCCGATTCACGATGCCCGCGGTCGGCCGATCGGTTTCGGCGGGCGTGCCTTCGGCGAGGCCCAGCCCAAATATCTGAACAGCGACCAGTCGGAGCATTTCGACAAGGGTCGCGTGCTGTTCAACCTGCATCGCGCGGCTCCGGCGGCGCGGGTGGCTCGCCGCCTGCTGGTGGTCGAGGGCTATTTCGACGCGATCGCGCTCGACCAGGCCGGGATTGGCGAAGCGGTTGCGCCGATGGGCACGGCCATCACGCCCGCCCAGCTGGAGCGCGCATGGCGCGTGACGGAATGCCCGGTCCTGCTGATGGATGGCGATGAGGCCGGTCGCAAGGCGGCTTCGCGCGCCTGCATCCGCGCGCTGCCCATGGTCGGCCCGGGCCGGTCGCTGAAGATCGCTACCCTTCCGGACGGCTATGATCCTGACAGCCTGGTGCGCGAGTGCGGCCGGGAGGCGGTCGATGATCTGGTCGATCGCGCGCTTTCGCTCTCCAGCTATGTCTGGACGGCCGTGCTGGCAGCTGGCGATCACGACACGCCGGAAGGGAGGGCCGCGATCTGGCAGCAACTGGCCGACCTGGCGGCGAGCGTCGGGCATGAAGAGACGCGGCTGCAGTACCAATCCTATTGGCGCGGCCTCTTCAACGCCGAGTTCCCCCCGGCCCCCCGGTGGGTGGTTGAGGATCAAAAGCTTCCGGGTGGAACCATGGAGGCGAAATTCTCCGACCAGACGGAGGAAGTGCGGGACCGGCTGAAGGCGGTGGCGGCGAAGCGGCTGCCCGGTGCGATTGCCTCGGCCGAACGGACGAAGGATGGCGTCACCCTATTCGCCTGGGGCATGGGCCGGCGCGTCGGCGCGGGCCTGATCGATCAGGACATGGCCGACGACGCGATCGACGAAGTGGCCGACGGCGTCGAGGGTGTCTCGGCCGAGGATATCGAGCGCAGCTTCGCCGCTGGCGTCGCCAAGGGCTTCGATATCGCGCCCATGTTGCTCGACATGCGGTGCGCCGGATTCCAGCGCACGGATCTCGGCAATGCCGAGCGGTTCAACGCCCGTTATGGCGGCAGCTTCCGCTTCACCACGGCGAAGGGCTGGCTGGGCTGGGACGGCCGCCGCTGGAAGGTGCTCGACCAGGACAAGGATACGCTGCCAGCGGAAGTGCAGGCGGCCGTGTTCGACACGGTGCGATCGATCCAGCGGGAGGCGGATTTCGTGTCAGCCACCGGCTTTGTCGAGCCTGACGAACCGCTGCCGGAGGATGAGAAGCCGACCCTGATGCTGGTGGTCCAATGGCGGCTCTATCGTGACAGCGGCGAGCGTCCCGGCGCGATGAACCGCGTGACTGACATGAAGGGCGGCCCGGTGCTGCTATCCGAGCTCATCGCCAAATGGGGCCGCGCGTCGGAAGGATCGGGTCGGATCGGATGCATCGCCGGTCTCGCCAAACGGTGGGTGACCGCGCCGATCGAGGACTTCGATCGAGATCCGCTCGCCATCAACGTGCTGAACGGCACGCTGCGTTTCCGGCGCGACAAGGAAAATGGTTCGACCGTCACGCTCGAGCCGCACCGGCGCGAGGATCTGAACACGAAGCTCGCGCCGGTCACCTATGCCGCGGCCGCGACCAGCCCGATCTATGACGACTTCCTGGCATGGGCCCAGCCCGACGCCGGTATGCGCCGCTATCTTCACCAGTGGGCCGGATATAGCGCCAGTGGCGACATATCGGAGCAGAAGCTGCACTTCTGGTATGGCCTCGGCGCGAACGGCAAATCGACCGCGATCGACCTGTGGGCCCATGTGGTCGGCGACTATAGCGGCACGATCGGGATCGAGACCTTCCTCGACCAGGGCATCAAGAAGCGCGGCGAACAGGCATCGCCGGATCTCGCGCGGCTCGGCGGCGTGCGCATGCTGCGCGCGTCGGAGCCGGAGCGCGGGGCCAAGCTCAATGAAGCGCTGATCAAGGCGGCGACGGGTGGAGAACCGATGGCGGTGCGCGCCCTGCATCGCGGCTTTTTCGACCTGATGCCGCTGTTCAAGCTGACGATCGGCGGCAACTACAAGCCGGATATTCCCGGCACGGACGAAGGCATCTGGCGGCGCATGAAGCTGGTGCCGTGGAATGCGCATGTCGCCGATGGCGATCGCGACGAGCAGTTGCCTGCGAAGCTGCGGGCGGAGGCCGCCGGCGTGCTCAACCATATTGTGCGCGGCCTGCTGGACTGGCTCGACAACGGGTTGATCGAGCCGCAGGCGGTGAAGGATGCGACGGCGGAATATCGGGAGGCCAGCGATCCGTTGGGTCGATTCCTGAACCTTTGCGTCGAGAAGGATCCGAAAGGCCGAATCCAGTCGTCGAAGCTGCACGAGGTGTTTCTGGCCTGGTGCAAGGTCGCTGGCGAGCGCGACTGGTCGAATAAGGGCTTCACCAGGGCGATGCTGGACAAGGGCTACGTCAAGAAGCCCAGCGACGGCATCCAGTGGCTGGGCATTCGCCTGGTGCGCGAGGCGTCCGACTTCGTCGATGAGCACGGCCGGGCACGCGAGGATGCGCCGATGCTGCCCGATGCAGCGCCGAGCTCGGCCGATGCATCGCCCGACATGCCGCTCGCGCCTCCTCCTTACGATGACAACTTTGTGCCCGACTTCTGAGCGGCGGCGGCGCGACAGGTTCGAATGGTTCCGGGTTGGAAGGGTGGCGGAAGCATCACTGGAAGGAAGGAAGCGCGGATTTCTGCGCCATTGGAAGGGTTGGAATGATTGTTCGCATGTTTCCTTCACATATGCGCGTGTGCGCGGGCGCATGCGTGATGAAAATATACAATAATCATTCCAATCCTTCCAAAGCTTCCAAATACAAGAATTTAGATAGGCTTTTCATAGAGTTGAGTAGCGGAAGGGTGAGAGCATGACGGTTCCGGCAGTGGAAGGTTCGCAATATTGGACGTTTGAGGCGGTGCAGGAGCGCTTGGTGGAGGCATGGGGCTATCTGGTGCGCATGCCCGATGGTGAGGCGGCGTGGCTGCGCTCCTGCTCGCGTTCCTCCATGCCCGCTGTCATCCGTGATGTGCGCAAGGGCGACTGGATGGAGACGCGGCCCGGTCGCCCCGGCCTGCGCTCTGCCCAGGTCGATCTGGTCGAGCGGCTCCTCACGGGCGACGGCGCATGGATCGAATGGGTGGTGCCGCGCGATCGGTCGCTGGTCGCCACGGTGCTGCGCCTGCGCTCGCGCAAGGTCGGGTTCGATTGGCGGGACGTTGCCGAATCGGAGGGCGTCATGGTGGGTGCGGAGGCGCTGCGGAAGCGCTATTCGAGGGCCATCACCGGCATTGCGGTGCGCCTCAACCGCAACGGTTCGTCGCACGATCTGCTCTGATGCGCCACGAAAGCCAGCATTCCCGGTTGCGGAATGTGTCAACCCCCGGAATTTTTCCGGAGTAAATAATGGGTGTCCGTTTCCGCAGTGAATGGCCCTATTTCAGATATATGCTTGGTCCAGTCGTGCGATTGGGGGGAGCCAAGCATTCCTCTCCTTGGAACTGGAAGCGGGGCTGGTGGCGACATCGGCCCCGCTTCTTTTTGGGTGACGCCATGCCGACCATGCCGAAGCGGTTACGACCAGCGGGCACACGATCGCAGGCGCAGGCCCGCAAGGAGGCGGACGACAGGCGCGGCTCGGCGGCCTCACGCGGCTATACAAGCCGATGGTCGAAAGCGGCAGCGACGTTCCGGCGGGGGCATCCGCTCTGCGAGTATTGCTCGCTGGAGGATCGGGTGGAACCGTCCACGCTGGTTGACCACCTCTACCCGCACCGCACCTACGACGGTGTGTTCTGGCGGGTGGAGTGGTGGGTCGCCAGCTGCGCCTCATGCCATTCGGGGATGAAGCAGGCCGTCGAGGCTGCGGGCAAGGCCGCGATCGACGCGCTCGCCCGCCGCCTCGGCCGCGAGCCCCTGACCTGACCCGCCCAGGGAGGGGGGGTGGTCAAAGTCTAGCGACCCCGGCCTCATGACCGGCGGTTCAGACACGGAAAAATCGGCGCGAAATTCTGCGCCAGATATTTTTTTAAGGCGCTGAATTCGGGCGCGATTTGGCGAAGGAGGTGGGCCGCGCGACGGTCGGCCGAGGAGTGATTTTGTATGGCGCGTGGACGTAGGCCCGACCCCGATCAGGAAGCGAAGGGCTTTCCCAACCGGCGCAAGTCCGCAACGCGCAAGCGTGAAGAGGAAGCCGAGCGCGTCGCGCAGCTGCTGATGGCGTCCACATCGGGCGACGTGCTGCAGCCGCCCGCGATGATCGACCAGGGCCCGCTCTATGCTGGCGCTGTCGCAGTGTGGCGGGAGATGGCACCGCGCTTGGCGCGCACGCATCGCCTGCCCGAGCAGCACCGGATGATCTTCGCCATGTTCTGCGTCTATTATGCCGATTGGGTTTCGCTGAACGATCAGCTGAAGCAGGAAGGCATGACGCAGCGTGTGAAGACGGTCGCCGGTGGCTTCATGATCCGCGACCACCCTGCCGTGCGTCGTCGGCAGGAATGCTTCGACAATGTCATGGCGCTGTCAAAGCAGTTCGGCCTGACCCCGCACGACGAATATGACCTGTTCAAGAATCAGGCGGGCGCGGCGGCGACGAACCCGGGCCTGTTCGGCGGCGCGCTGGCCGTGCCGGCGCAGCGGAAGGGAGAGCCGGAGGAAGAAGCGCGCGAGCCTGCGGCCGATGTTGGCCCTCGCGTCGGCATGCTAGGCGGCATGGACTCACCGCCTCCGGGACAACGGCCGAACTGATATGGCCGACCAGTCGGCAGCGGCAACGCTGTCGCCCTGGTGGCGGGATGAAGATCCGCTGCCGCCCTGGCTCGCGTCGGTCGAGAGCGACCCGGCCTATGCCTGGGCGATCGGCGCGTGGAAGAAGGCGGCGGGACAGCCTGGGGCATGGTTCGACCATGCCAAGGCCGATCATGTCGTCGAGCTATGGCCGCAGATTTTCCGGCTGACGGACGACCGCTTCGCCGGTGTCCCGTTCCGCCTCAACCTGTGGCAGGAGATCATCGTCCGCCTGCTGTTCGGGTGGAAGCATCCGATCCAGATCATCGATCCGATGACTGGCGCGGAAGTGGAAGAGCATGTGCGGATCTTCCAGATCCTGCGGCTCTGGATCCCGCGCAAGAACGGCAAGTCGGAATTCCTGGCGGCGCTCGCCCTCATGTTCTGGGCGGTCGAGGGGTTACAGGGCGGCCAAGGCTACGCTTTCGCCCGCGACGAGGATCAGGCGGAAATACCGTTCGCCAAGATGAAGGCGATGGTCGCGCACAGCGAGGTGCTGGCGCGCGACATTCAGGTGCAGAGCAGCCACATGTGGCTGAAGCCGCTGTCGTCATCGTTCGTGGTGCTGACGGGCAGCGACCAGGGCAAGCACGGCAAGTCGCCCAGCGTGACGCTCGGCGACGAAATGCACGAGTGGAAGAGCCGCAAGATCGAGAACGATCTGCGGCAGGGGCAAGGTGCTCGCCTGCAGCCGATTGCGCTGTTCGCATCGACCGCTGGCCTGAAGACGAACCAAACCGGCGTCGAGATCTGGGAGGAAAGCGAGCAGATCCTCGACGGGACGATCGACGATCCCTCGACGCTGGTGGTCATCTTCGCCGCGCCGGATGATGCGGATTGGGAAGATGAGGCGGTCTGGAGCTCGGCGAACCCGTCGCTCGGCCTGTCGCCGACGTTGCAGTTTCTGCGCGGTGAAGCGCGCCTTGCGAAGGGGAACCCGGTCAAGGAAGCGCATTTCCGCTGCTACCATTTGAACCAGTGGGTCGATGACCAGGCCCTCTGGCTCAACATGCAGAAGTGGGACAAGTGCCAGGTCGGCTCCAATGGCTGGATGACGATGGCCGAACGCATGGCGGGTCGCCGCTGCTTCGGCGCATGGGACTTGTCATCGGTGCGCGACATCACCGCGCTGGTCTGGCTGTTCCCGCCGATCGCGGGCGACCCGCTCTGGCATCTGCTGTGCCGCTTCTGGGTTCCCGAGGCATCGCTCGCCCAGCGCGTGAAGGAAACGAAGGTGCCCTTCGACCGCTGGAAAGAGGCGGGCGCGCTGGAGGTGACGCCGGGTGATATCGTCGATCAGGACTTCGTCCTGCGCGCGGTCGAGATCGGCATGAACAGGTTCGACGTGCAGCGCATCGGCTATGACCCATGGGGCGGCGTCAAGCTGGTGACGGACATGCAGAAGGAAGGGATCGACACCGATCTGCTCCTTCAGGTTCGCCAGGGCATCCATTCGCTGGGCGAGCCGACCAAGGAATTCGAGCGGCATGTCTATGCCGGCACTCTGGATCATGGGGGCATCCCCTGCTGCGCTACATGGCGCGGAACACCATGGTCCGGTTCGATGAGAACCTGAACTACATGCCTGCGAAGAAGCGGTCGAAGGATAAGATCGACGGCATCGTCGCGGCGGTGATGGCGAAGGCGGTGGCGATGGCCCCCGAGGACGACGCACCGGAACCGGAGATCCACAACCTATGAGCTTTCGCGAAAAGGTCGGCCGCTGGCTGATCGGGACGGACGCCGCACAGGCGGATTCCGGCGGGCCGATCAGCAACTCGGCGGAAGTAGCGCTGCCAACGATCCGTCGCGGCACCGAAGCCTATGAATGGTTCACCGGCATGCCCGCTGTCGCTGGCCTGCCTGTCGTCACCGATCGCAGCGCCCTGACGATCAGCGCGATCTGGTCATGCGTGTCGCTGATTGCCGGCGCGATCTCGACGCTGCCTATGAACCTCTACAATCGGTCGAGCGATGGCGAGCGCACAATCCGCGAGAGCGATGACCTGTGGTGGGTGCTGAACGAAGAGTTCTGCCCGCGCTGGGTCGCATCGGCAGGATGGGAATGGCTGGTGCTCTCCCGACTGTTCGAGGGTGACGCCTATGCCGAGATCCTCCGCAAGGGGCCGCGCGTCTCTGGCCTGGTGCCGCTTCATCCGCGCCGGGTAGAGCCGGTGCCGTGGAAGGACGGCAGCCGCCTTGCCTATGTCGTCTATCCCGAGCCGGATCTCGCCGACCAGAGCGTGCGCGTGATCGACCAGGACGACATGCTGCATGTGCCCGGCCTCGGCTTTAACGGCACGCGGTCATTCTCGCCGCTGCGGCACGCCCTGCAGAATGTCGGCGGCGTCGCGCTGGCCGCCCAGAATTATGCCGGGCAGTTCTTCGCCAACCAGGCCCGACCCGATTATGCGCTGGTCGCCCCGGTCGAAGCGAAGTTCGACAAGGAAAAGATCGAGGATCTGCGCAACCAGGTCGAGGAGCGGCACGCCCTGCGCAACGGGCAGGCCAGCAAGCCGATGCTGCTGACAGGCGGTCTCGACATCAAGACGATCACGCTGCCGAACAAGGATGCGGAGCTCGCCGTCACCCGGCAGCTGCAGATCGAGGAGATCGCCCGCATCTACAACGTGCCGCCGTTCATGATCGGGCACAATGAGAAGACGACTAGCTGGGGCTCCGGCGTCGCGGAGATGGGCACGGCCTTTGTGCGCTACGTTCTGCGCCGCCACCTCAACGCCTTCCAGAATGAGATCAACCGGAAATTCTTCCGCACGGCCTCGCGGCTCGCCGAGTTCGACACGTTCGAGCTGGAGCGCGCCGACCTGAAAACCCTGTTCGAGACCTTCCGTTCGGCGCTCGGTCGCGCGGGAGAAAAGCCGATCCTGACGCGGGACGAAGTCCGGCGCCTGATCAACTATGGCCGCACTCCTGGCGGCGACAGCTTCGAGGAAACCGCCAATGCGAAACCGGCTGCTTAACCTCTATTCCCGCAATGCCCAGGTCGGCGCGGGCATCAAGGCCGAAGGCAACACCATCTATCTCTACGACTATATCGCCGGCTCGGAAGCCGACGCACAGTGGTGGGGCGGCGTCAGTGCCGAGGGTTTCACCCGGCAGCTGATGGCGATGGAGGGCGATGTGTCCGTGCGGATCGACAGCCCCGGTGGCGACGTGTTCGGCGGCCGCGCGATCGCGCAGGCTATCCGCGAATATGACGGCAAGGTCACCTGTCATATCGACGGCCTGGCCGCGAGTGCCGCCAGCTACATCGCGATCAGCGGCGACCATGTCGTCGCGGCTCCCGGCGCGTTCATGATGATCCATCGTGCCTGGACGCTGATGATCGGGAACAGCGCAGATTTTCGCGCGGAGGCTGATCTGCTCGACAAGATCGATGCCAGCATCGCGGCCAGCTACGCCGCAAAGGCCGGTGGCGAGACCGACTGGATCGCGCTGATGGACAAGGAAAGCTGGTTCACCGGCGACGAGGCCCTCGCGCTCGGCCTGATCGACGAGGTGCTGCCCGAGCAGGGCGGCAAGGCGGCGAACGCGGGCAAGCGGGGCTGGAACCTGTCTGCCTTTGATCATCCGCCAGTGAACAAGATTCCTGCGCCAGCGTCCGAACCGGCACCCGAACCCGAACCCGAGCCCGCGCCGGAGCCGACCGAATCCGACGAAATTGCAGCACGCGAGCGGCGGCTTGCCGTCGATCTGCTGACCCAATCTGCCTGAGCGCGCCGCGCGAGGGAGACCACCCGGGCCGCTTTCGCGGCCCTTTTTCATGATGGAGAAGCGTACATGAGCATTCAGGCTCTCCGCGAGCAGCGCGCGGCAAAGGCGAAGTCGCTGCAGGATCTGGTGAAGAAGGAAGGTCCGTGGACCGCCGACAGCCAGGCTGCTTATGATGCCGGCATCGCCGAGATCGAGGATATCGACGCCAAGATCGAACGGCACCAGCGCATGAACCAGCTGGCCGCCGAAACTGCGCTCACCAGCAACGTGATCGATGCCGCCAATCGCGTCGGCCGCGACCAGAACAGCGAGGCGAGCCGCCTGTTCGCCAAGTGGCTGCGCGGCGGTGACAATGCTTTGTCGGCCGATGAATGGCAGGCGCACCTGGCCGCCGTGCAGAACACCATGTCTACGACCACCGGAAGCGAGGGCGGCTATACCGTCCAGACCGATGTCGCGCAGACGGTGCTCGATGCATTGAAGGCATTTGGCGGCATGCGCGCGCCCGGCATGGCGACCGTTCTGCAGACGGGTTCCGGCAACGGGATGAACTGGCCGACCAGTGACGGCACCTCGGAAGAGGGCGAGATCCTCGACCAGAACGCCACCGCTGCGGACGCAGACCTGACGTTCGGCACCAAGGATCTGCCAGTCTACAAGTATAGCTCGAAGACTGTCGCGGTCCCGATCGAACTGCTGCAGGATAGCAGCGTCGATATCGAAGCCTTCGTCCGTGCTCGCCTGGTGACCCGCCTCGGCCGCGTCACCAACAAGCACTACACGATCGGCACTGGTTCCGGTCAACCCACCGGCGTGATGGTCGCGGCGGGCACCGGCAAGACGGGCACGACCGGCCAGACCGCAACCGTCGTCTTCGACGATTTGATCGACCTGGAGCACAGCGTCGATCCGGCCTATCGCGAGGGTGGCAATTGCCGCTTCATGATGAACGACAGTTCGGTGAAGGTGGTGAAGAAGCTGAAGGACAGCCAGAATCGCCCGATCTTCCTCCCCGGATATGATCTGGCGAACAATGGCAAGCTCGACACGCTGCTCGGCTATCCGATCAAGGTGAACCAGCACGTGGCCGATATGGCAGCGAACGCCTATTCGATCGCGTTCGGCGATTTCAGCCACTACGTCATCCGCGACACCATGGCGATCGAGATGTTCCGGTTCACGGACAGCGCCTATGCGCGGAAGGGCCAGGTCGGTTTCCTCGCCTTCCTTCGCTCGGGCGGCAACTTCATGGACGTCGGCGGGGCGGTGAAGCGCTACCGCAACAGCGCGACCTGATGACGCAGGGCCCGGCCTAATCGCCGGGCCCTTTGTCCTTTCTCTGGTTTGGGGATCTTCCATGTCGAAACCGAATATCGCGGCCCTGCAGGCCGCCGTCACTGCTGCGCGTGAGGCGCTGGCCGGTGACCCCGAAAATGAAGCGCTGAAGGCAGAACTGGCAAAGGCGGCGCAGGCGCTGGCCGATGGCGAGCAGGAGCTCGCCGAAGCGATCGAGGCCAGCAAGGTCGAGGTGCGCGTGCTGGTCGATCGCGGCGAGCATAAGGCCGACAGCGTTGCGCGCCTTCTCCCGGCGGAAGCAAAACGCGCCGTCAGAGAGGGCTGGGCCGACGCGGACAAGGAGGCAATCGCCTTCGCCAAGGCCGAAGCCAAGTAAGGGGCACGCGCCGCGATGCTTTTCACCCTGACCCCCACGGCCATGCCCGATGGCTATGGGGACGCCCTGTTGAGCCTGGATGCGGCCAAGCTGCATCTGCGCGTGGACGATGCCGAGGAGGATGATCTCATTGAAGTGCTTCGCGACGCTGCCCTGCAGCTGGTCGAGAAGTTCTGCAGCGTTCGCCTCGGCCCGGTGGAAGGCATCGTGGCGACGTTCCCGGCGTTCGGCCGAGGCATGAACCTGGGTGTCGGGCCAGTGCCCACCGTCACCGTGACAGCCGTCAGCTACATCGGGAGCGATGGCGAGCCTGTCGATCTGCCCGCTGGAAGCTGGCGGCTTTCGGTCGATGGCGCGCTGGTCCCGGCGCCGGGGACCAGCTGGCCGACGGGCGGGCCGGTGACCGTGACGTTTGAAGCGGGCTATGCAGCCGACGCTTGCCCTCGGCCGCTGATCGCGGCCGCTAAACTGGCGCTCGGCCACCTCTACGCCATGCGCGACGTTGCCATGGAGGGCGAGGCAAGCGGCGGCATGCCCGCAGCCTTTGGCCTGCTGTGCAGCGGCTACAGAATGCCGGTGCTGTAATGGCGTTCCAACCGCTGCGCGCCGGCGACCTTCGCACCCGGATCCGGATCGAGGTGGAAGGGCGCGTTTCCAATGGGCAAGGCGGATGGACGACGGCTTGGTCGCCGGTCGCGGTCATCTGGGCGAAGAAGGTGCCGCTGCGCGGTGATGAGATCACGCGCGACAGCATACAGCGCGCGGTCAGCGTCACCCGGTTCGTGATTCGGCATCGTTCCGACGTGACGGCCAAGCACCGGATCGTCGAAGTGAAGCAGGTCGGCGAGGCCTATGAGGTTATCGGCGGCCCGTGGAATATCCGGCGGATCGATGATCCCTACGGCCGCCGCGATCGGCTCGAGCTCGACTGCGAATGGCAGGCGGGCCTCGGCTGATGGCGCGCCGTGTCCAGGGTGGCGCGTCCATCCGCCGCTTGTTCCGTTCTCTGCCCGATGCCGCCCGCGATGAGATCGCCACCGTGCTGGATGACGGCAGCCGCGAAATAGAGCGGCAGATGGTGGCGCGCGCGCCACGTCGCACCGGCGCGCTTCAGGCGGGTATCAAGCGTCGGCTGCGCCGCAATTCCCTGTCGGTGTCGATCGGCATCACCGGCAGCAAGGCTGAGAAGCGCAAGCTTTTCTATGCTCGCATCCTCGACCTGGGCCGCAAGGGCCAGACCGTGACGGCGAACAGGCGCAATCCGGGTGGTGGCACGAGCCGCTACACCATGCGGGTGCGCGCGATCGGCGCGAAGCGCTTCGTCACGGGCCGCTATTCCGACGCGCGTGCAGTGCTCAACAATCGGCTGAAAGGCGTCTGGGACCGGATCCTGCGCCGTGTCGCAGGGGGTGATTGATGACCAGTGCCGAAGACGCGATCGAGAAGGTCGCATTCGATCTGCTGTCGGCGATCGAGGATCTGGGCGCGCCGGTTTACCAGCATGTGCCGGAGAATACCGCCCCGCCCGTCGTCATCATCGGCGATATCGAAGCCACGCCGCTGGGTGGGAAGAATGATCCCGATCGCCGCGCCACGCTGTCGGTGATGACCGTCACGGAAGCGGAAGAGCGCAAGTCGCTGCTGCAGATCAAGGGCAAGGCCGAGGCGGCGCTGGATGGTGCCCAGGCCGAGCATGATGGCTGGACCCTGTCCTTTGCCTTCATCGCCGCCACGGCGGTGCTGACGGCCGAGGGCGATGGCTATGTCGGCGAAAGCCGGTTTCAGATCCTGGCGCTTCGCGCCTGATCGCATGCCCCGCAGGGGCTAACCTGAAGGAGTGAACGATGGGCAAAAAATTGGGCAATGACTATCGGCTGTGGATCGAGAGCGCCACGCCGGGCACCTTCAATGAGATCAAGGGCGGCACCTCACTCAAGATCAACCGCACGTCGAACCTGATCGACACCTCGACGAAAGACGATTTTCCGTATGGTACGCAGGCTCCGGGGCTGAAGGCGCTGACGATCGACAGCGAGATCTACCCGAATCTGCCCGACGCCAACGGCTACACGAAGCTGGAAGCGGCGGCGGCGGGAAGCGCGCCGGTTGGCTTCCAGATCCGCAAGGGTGGCTCCGGCGGTCTCGAGGCCGACGTTGTGTTTGAAGCCTCCATGTATGTCGGCAACTTCAACACCGACATGGGCAAGAATGATGTCGTGAAGTGCGACTTCCAGCTGACGCTGGCCGCCGCGCCCACCACGGATACGCTGGCATGAGCCGCGAGGCGAACAATGAACGGGGTGAGCTCACGCTCACCCTGGACGGCGCGGCGGTGGGCCTGCGCCCCAGCTATGAGGCCATCCATGCCTTTGAGCGCGCCACCGGCAAGGGCCTCATGGAACTCGCCCAGGCCGCGCTTGCCGGGACGCTCAGCGCGGGCGACACGGCCATCATCGCTTGCGAGTGTGTCCGCGCCTGGGGCCGTGCCACCGAAAACAAGGGCTATGCTGGTGCGAACACCACGCGCATCGCCGAACTGATGATCGAGGCCGAGGGGGGCTTTTCCATGTCGCTCTCGACGATCGCCGGCATGCTGGCGATGGCGACCACCGGCGGATACACCGCAGCGGGGGAACTGAAGCCGACGGCGATGAAGAAGACGACGGAGTCAGCCCCCGCCGTCGGCTAATGGGCCTTGCGGCCGCTGCCCTTCAATGGCGGCCTCATGAATGGTGGGCGAGCACGCCGCACGAGTTCTGGGCTGCCATGGAGGGGTGGAAGTCTATGAATTGCGTGGAAGATCGTGATAAGTGAACCCCGAATGGGGGAAATCATGCGATTTGCAGTTTTGGCAATGCTTTGGGCTGTGGGCAGCTGCTCGATGCCCGAAAATGAGGCGGTAAAGGCGTGCGAAGATTTCATTCTGACTAAGTTGAGATCTCCGTCCACTTACAAGCGGATCGAGGCATCGGGATCATTGGTTCCATTCGACAAGCCTGAGACGTTTACGGCTGTCGTCGAATATGATGCAGCAAATGCATATGGAACTCCTATTCGAGATCGCCAAGTGTGTGTGTTCGGACTTAAAGATGGGAAGCCCGACACATCCCGCTACTACGATTTCGACTCGGATTTTTCCGGCAAGGGCAAAGACGTGGATCAGGCGGTGCGCGAGAGCAATGCCGCCGCCGATGCGGCAATGCGCGCCGCCGACAATGCGGAACGCGCAGCTATTGAAGCGATGAACAACGCCGAGGATTTGCTCGACTGAGCTTTGGCGCTGATCATCATCCATTTGGAGGGCGGCCACTGGCCGCCTTTTTTGTTGGAGATTGGGATTGGCAACGGACGTCAAAGACCTGCTGCTTCGGATCGATGCATCGACCGAACTGCTGCGCAAGAACATGGCGGCCGCTGAAAATGTCGTCGGCGATTTCGAGAAGGTGGTGGAGCGCGAACTCGACAAGGTGGAGCAGCGCTTTTCGCAGCTGAAGGGCGCTGGGCTTTCCAACTCGCTGCGCGCCATCAAAGAGGATTTCCGCAAGAATTTCACGGACATCCAGAAAATAGCGGCCCAGGCGATCGAAGCTCCTCGCCTGAAAGGCGGCGGGCTCGACCTGGGCGTCGGAGATGCGAAGGCAGCAGCTGCGGCGGCTCAGCAGCAGGCGTCCGCCTTGCGCCTGATCGCGGACGCGGCGGAGCGTGCTGCACTCGGGGAGGACCAACTGTCTCGCGCCACCGATCTGCAGGTGCGTGCCGCGCGAGCCGCAGCGGCCCAGGCCGAATTGCAGGCGCGCCAGCTGGCGGAGCAAGCGGGCGCACTGGAGCGGATCCAGATTGAGGCCAATCTCGCGGCAGCCGCCACGGGACAGTTTCAAGGGGCGGGCCGGAAGGCTGCTGCCAGCGCTGGTCAGCAGAAGGCGGGCTATCAGCAGCTGTCCTTCCAGATCAGCGACGTCGCCACTCAATTTGGCATGGGGGCGAAGCCCATGCAGATCTTCGCAGCGCAGGCGTCCCAGGTGGTGCAGGCGATCGGGATGATCAAGGGCGAAGCGAGTGGCCTGATCGGTTTCTTGGCCGGCCCGTGGGGCGCGGTCCTTCTCGGCGCGGTCACAGTGCTCGGTTCGCTCGCGCTTGCGGAGGACAAGGCTACCCAGGCAAAGAAGGGGCACAAGGATGCGGCCGATGATCTGCGCGATGCAGTTGACCGCCTGAACAGCGCACAGCGATCGGCATCCGAGGCGACCCGCCAGGGTATAATCGACAGCATCAACCAGTCCCGCGCCTATCGGCAGCTTGCCATGGATGCCCGAAAAGCGGCACTTGCAGAATTGGAGCGTGCGAAGGCCAAGCTCCAAGCCGACACCAGTTTGCGCGCCGCGCTGCGCAAGGGTGATGAGTTGGCGACCACGGTGCTAAGCCCGGAAGATGCGTCACTGAAGGCGCAGGTCTCCGCGCTGGAGAAGCGGGTTAACGAGCAAAAGGCCGAAATTTACAAGTCTAGCAACTCCATGCTGGCGGGTTACGCGCAACTCACGCAGCGCGACGTAGCAGCTAGGAACGATCCTCGCGCCTCGGTGGAGCAGCGGTTTGCTGATGCCAATGAGACGGCGTGGCGGGCGTTTCAAAGGTCCGGCGACCGATCAGCATATGATGCTGCCCTTAATCGCAACACTCAGACGCGCGATGCCTCGCTCAAGCTGCTCGAAACGCGGAACAAGGGCGATCGATCAGAGCGGGCGGCGGCGCGTCGTGCTGCCCGATCGGATGCGCGTTATGAGGACGACAAGGATAATTTCGCGGTCGCCGGTCTCCGCGCCCAAGCCGACTATAGCGGCGAGATCGACGATCGGTTGAAGGCGGAACTGGCGGCGCTGGATGCGCAGCTGGAAAGCTATAAGCGTCGGCTCGACCTGGACGAAAACCTCTCCTCCGCCCAGCGCAGCGAACTGGTGGCTGCGCAGGCCGCCGTGGTCGCGCAGGAAAAGATCAATGCCGAACGGAAGGCGGCTGACGATCGCTCCAGGGAACGGTTCGAGCTGGAGACCGCCGCCAACAGAGCGATGCAGGACGTGCTGGAGTCACAGCTGGATCTTGCCATGGGCCGCAAGGAAGAGCTCGCAATCCAGCGGCGGATCCTGATGCTGAAGCAGAGTCAGGAGCGGGCGGAGCAGGAGGCGGTGCTCGCGAGCCAGACCGCGACGGCCGCGCAGAAAAAGATTGCCCAGGCCGCATTGGTGCAGCTGGCTGCAAAGCAGGCCGCCGAGCAGGCATCGCTCAACCTTCGCTATGCCAGCCCTCTCGAGCAGTATCAGCGGAGCATCGCCCAGACGGGGGCCAATCTCGACGATGCCTTCGAGAATATCGGGGTCAGCGCGCTCGACGATCTGAACAATGGCCTGGTCGATGCCATCATGAATGCGGGCGACCTGGGCGAGGTGTTCGCCAATGTCTCCCGCAGCATCGTGGCCGACCTTATCAAGATCGCCATTCAGCAGACTATCGTGGCCAATCTCACGCGGGCGCTGGGGGGGCTGTTCGGGGGCGGCGGTGCTCTCGCGAGCATGCCGACTTCGGTGCCGCAATACACCCTGCCCAGCCTGCCTCCCGGTTTCGCGTCGGGCGGCTATACGGGGAACATGCCGGTCAACCAGGTCGCTGGCCTGGTCCACGGGCAGGAGTTCGTCTTCGACGCAGAAGCCGTCAAGCGGATCGGTCGCGGGCAGCTGGAGGCGATCCGCAACGGCAGCTTCAGGGCACCGCGGATCTCCGCCGGCACGCTGCAGGCGGCATCGGGTGGCGGGGCTGTCCGGATCGAGGTGGCGAGCACGGAAATGTGGCAGGCGGCGGTCCACCAGATCTCGGGCAATGCCGCCGTGTCCATCGTTGAAAAATCCGCGCCAGCTGTGGTCGCCGCATCGGTCGGCCAGAGCAGGAGCGATGCGATGCGGGCGGGTCGCCGCCGCATTCCTGGGAGAGGTTGATGCCGTCCATATCGTTGCCGACGTCGCCGGGCCCGCGCGCGGCGAAGATGAACCTCATGTCGTTCGGGACCATCCTGACGCCGTTTCTGGGCGGGCCGACGCAGAGGATCAACCGGCTCGGCACTCGCTGGTCCATGCTGGTGTCGATGCCGACGCTGATGGCCGATCCGGATGGCCGGGTCTGGGCCAACGCGCTTGCGCAGGCCGTCGAAGCTGGTGCTGTCATGCCGATCGTGCAGGACATCGATACCGGCTCGCCCGGTGCGCCTGTCGTGTCGGCCAATGTGGCGAGCGGGTCGATCCTCCCGCTGTCGGGGATGACGCCGGGCTACCAGCTGCGCGCAGGGCAGTTCGTCTCTATCATTCATGCGGGCCGCCGCTACGTCTATGCGATTAGGGAAGCCGTGACGGTCGGCGTGGGCGGAACGATCAGCGCTTCAATCTTCCCGCTGCTGCGCACCGCACTGTCCACCGGCGATGTGGTGGAGATCGCCACGCCCATGATCGAAGGCTGGATCGATAGCGCCTTCGGATGGGACGTGCTGCAAACGCCCATGATCCAGATTCCCGACTTCACCATCGTCGAAGCTGCGTAGCGCTCAGAGCGCGCGCCTGTTCCATCCTGCTGGGCTGCCGTCATCGGCGGCCCTTTCCATTTGGGGGTTCCCGTGGATCCTACTCTCAAAAGTGCGCTGGCACAGCCCAGCGTGCTGCTCTTTGGCGCGCTCAGGATTGCGCTGCCGACATACACCATCCGGCTGCTGGATGGGTCTGGCACGCTCCAGATCGGCGGCGAGACCTATACCGGCTGCGACGATGTGTTCGGGACGATCGCCGAACTCTCCGAACTCAGTGAAGAGATCGGCGACCAGGCTCCGGAAATCACGATCAAGCTGTTTCCGCCGAATGTCAGCGGGGCCGCGACCCTTGCCAGTCCCCACATGCAGGGGTGTTCCGTGCAGCTGCTCGTCGGCGCGGTGAACATGACGACTGGAACAGTCATCGGCACGCCGGAGGTGGTGTTCCTGGGCGAGATCGACGTTCCAACGGTCGAGATCGATGCCCAGGGCGAGCGAAGCGTGAGCTTTACGGTGGTCAGCGTGTTTGAGCGGCTGTTCGAGGTCGAGGAAGGGCAGCGCGCGCAGAATGCCTGGCATCAGTCGATCTGGCCGGGTGAGCTCGGCCTCGAGCATATGACAGGTACCGACGTGAACCTCTATTGGGGTGCGAAGCCGCCGCAGGGCAACAATCAGAAGAACGGGCTCGCTGGATGGCTCGCCAACGCTCAGGCTGTAAAAGCGAGCATGCCGCGATGACGCCGCTGGAACGCCGACACGCAGCGATTGAGGCCACGATGGCGCGCTATCGGGATCGACCCTTCGAGTGGGGGAAGGTGGATTGCGCGAAGGTCGCCGCGTTTCACCTGAAAAGGCTGGGTCACAAGATCCTGATCAGCAAGGCTGGCAGCTACAGTTCCCCCCTTGGCGCGTCCCGCGCGCTGCGGCGGCTCGGTTATGCGACGTTGGCGGAAATGGCCGATGGGATCGGCCTCACGCCAATTCCCTATGCCCGCATGCTGCTGGGCGATATCGCGGAAATGCCCGCTGAAGCGCCGTTGGGCGCGATTGGTATCTACGCCGGCAATGGCAACCTGTTCTGTTTTCATGAGGATCATCCCGGTCTGGTGACGTTCGCGCCCGACAGGATCCTGCGCGCCTGGAGTGTGTTGTAATGAGGGTGCTGCGCACTGCGGGCATGGTGGTGGCGGCGGTCGCGCTGGTTGCCACGGGCGTTGGCATCGCTGCCGGCGGTGCGGCCGCTGCGGCGGCGGGATCCGCGACGGCGGCGACGGCGCTTTCGATCGGCACCTATGCCAGCCTTGGCGCGGGCATCCTGTCGATGGCCACGGCTTTCATGGCGCCGAAGATGGGCGTTGAAGGTTCGGCGACCACCTTCGCGACGAATCCGCAGAGCGGCCTACCCTATGCGATCGGCCGCACCCGCATGTCGGGGCTGCGCGTCTATGCCCGCACCTATGACGGGTTCAAGCAGCAGTCGAAGCACGACATCCTCGCCTTCGTCGCCCTGCTCAGCATCGCCGGGCCAATCCACAGCATCGAGCAATTCACGGCCGACAATGAGGCTGTGACCTTCTCGACCAATAGCGACGGCGACGCCAACGGCCGCTTCTACCGCTACATGGCGCAGAAGCTGTCGCTGGGGGCGTCGAGCGGCTCGGCGCTGGCGATGACCTTCGGCGGCAAGCCCTTCCCCGAGTGGACCGCCAATCACAAGCTGAGCGGCATCGCACACGCGCAATGGGCGCTTCGCTTCGATACCGACGGCGATCTGTTCGGCGCAGGCGCGCCCGAGCCAGCGTGGATCGGCAAATGGGTGAAGGTCTATGATCCGCGCAAGGATAGCACCTATCCCGGCGGATCGGGCTCGCACCGCGCGCTCAACGAGGCGACCTATGAATGGTCGGACAATCCGGGCCTGCACGCGCTCACCTGGGCGCTGGGCCGCTGGCAGAACGGCAAGCGGGTGTGTGGCATCGGCGCGCCGGTCTCGACCATCCGCGTTGCCGAATTCGTCGAGTGCGCCAATGTCTGCGATGCCAACGGCTGGAAGGTCGGCGGCGTCGAGTGGACGACGGACAGCAAGTGGGACACGCTGAAGCGGATCCTGCAGGCGGGTGGCGCGATCCCGACCCAGACGGGCGCGATGATCGGCTGTCTTACCTCCACGCCGCGCACGGCGATCGCGACGATCGAGAGCCGCCATTTGCTCGATGGCCTGTCGATCGCGGCGACCAAGAGCCGCCGCGACCGCTTCAACAGCGTCATTCCGCGCTACGTCGATGAGGATAGCGATTGGGCCGTCATCAGCGGCACGGCGGTCACCGTGGCCGACTATGTGACGGCGGACGGCGGCCAGCGCACCAAAGAAGTCGATTTCCCGCTCGTGCAGGTGTTCAGCGGCGACACCGCGAGCCAGCCCGGCCAGCTCGCCGCCTATGCGGTCGTCAACAGCCGCGAGGCTGGCCCCTTCACCTGGACGACCGGGCCGGAATGGATCGGGCTGAAGACGGGCGATGTCGTCTATCTGAACGTGCCGGAAGAAGGGCTGGTCAATCAGCCGGTACTCATCACCCGGCGCGCGCCGGATCCGGCGACCGGCAAGGTGTCGTTCGCGGGCGAGACGGAGACCTATTCCAAGCATGCCTATGCGCTGGGGCAGACGACAACGCCGCCCAAGCCGTTCCGGCTCTCGGCGCCGGACCTGAAGCCGCCCGCACCGCTTGCTGAGAACTGGACCGTCACGGGCGTGACTTCCGGCGAAGGCTTCCCGGCCCTGCAGGTGGTCGGCGCGAGCGAGATGCCCTCGGCCGACGCCATCGTCATCGACTACCGCAAAACGGGCGACGAGCCGTGGACCGGCTCTGCCATCCTTTCGGCGGTCGAGCCGGTCGAGCATGTCATCGCACCGCTCGAGAGCGAGACGGCCTATGATGTGCGGATCGCCTATCGCGTCGGCACCGCGCTCGGCAACATGACGATGTTCGTCAATGTCGTGACCGGCTTGGGCAAGATCACGATCATCGAAGGGCAGCTCAGCCAGATCGATGTCCAGATGACCCAGCTGGAGCAGGATGCTGCAGCCGCCCAGACTGCCATCAACGCGGCTCAGGCCGACATCGATGCCGCCGTGGCGGATATCGCGGCGCAAGGCAGCGCGATCGAAACCATTGAGCAGAACGTCGCCACGAACAGTGGCGACATCGAACTGCTCGTGCAGCAGATCGATGCGCTCAGTCCGCAGGGGATAGTTGAGCTTTCGAACAAGCTGGGCGTGATGGCGACGACGAATGAAGCCGTTGCTGGCGCGCTTCTGGCAGCGACCATCAAGACCAGCGAAAGCAGCGCATCATTCAGCAGTGAACGGACAATCCGCGCGAACGCGCATCAGGTCATCGCCCGGGCCGTAGATGCCATGGGCGTCCGCATGGGCGCTGCCGAAGCCGGCATCAGCACTGAACAGACTGTACGCGCCACGGCCGACACCGCGCTGTCGAATCAGTTAAACACCGTGTCGGCGTCGGTTGATGCCAACTCAGCGGCGATCACGGCAGAGGTGTCGGCTCGGGCGACGGGCGACGCATCGCTGTCCAACCAGATCAACTCGGTCACAGCCACGGTTAATGGCCACACCGTGAGTATCACCAACCAATCCGTCGCGATCGGGACCGCCCAAGGCGACATCACGACACTCTTCGGGCGGGCGGCGCTCACCGTCGATGTGAACGGCCGCATCACCGGCTATGAGATCGACAACAACGGCACTGTTGGCAGTTTTACGATCCGATCTGATCGATTCCGCGTCCTGCCGCCCAGCGGCACGACTGACGGCTTCTATATCGATATCGATGGGAGCAACCGAACGACGCAATATATCCGAAGCGGTTCCGTGCGTGTCGTCGAACTGGGCTGGATCGTCAACTGATGCCCTGGGGCCTGCGCATCCGCGATGAGGATGGCAATCTGCAGATCGAAGAAGGGGCACGTTATGGACGGGTCTCGGGTTTCTTCGACATCACCGCTGAAAACTCCACCGTTTCCGGCACCACTTGGACAGGATCGTTCAACGACGCGATCTTCCTGACCGGCACGCCCTGGTGGGCGATCAGATACGACTATTCCTCTATCCCAAGGCGGCCTGTCGCTGGCGTCACTATCTCGGTGTCGGGACAAACGCTGAGCTGGTCCATTGACCGAAATATCTCGCCCGCCCCCAACGTCACCGCCGTTCGCCTGCTTTACGGGGTATATTGATGCCATACGGCCTGAGGATCGTCGGAAGTTCCGGCGCAGTGCAGATCGACCAGTTTTACCGGAATCTGATGCTGCGCACCGTCGCGACCGCGACCACCTCTTCGCCCGACAAGGATGACTATCAGACGTTCACGGAATATCCGAAGAACGGCTACAGCTACATGGACGCGGCGCCGCCAAGCTCGCCCGAGACGCCGCTCGTGTTCTTCTCGGCCGATGCTTACACCGGCCTGAGCGACAGTGGCTTCCTGGTCACCAACAAGGCCCGAGGCAGCACATCGAAGCTGGCTGTGTTCGATACGCCGCTGCCATTGCCATCGCCGCTCAATAAATGGGGTTTGGTTGTCAGGACGGCTGCTGGCGTCGTCACCTATTATTCGGGCTATCGCTACCTGCGGGTGCATCAGGTTCTGACCGGGAGCGACTATGTCGCGAACCCGATCAACCTGTCGCTGCCGACCAATCGCAAGTGGGGCTTCTGCTGCTTCAAATGGGCTGGTCGCACCCGCATGGATGACGACCGCGCCTATGACGACATCGGCTCCAACCTGCGCTTCTATCGCATCCGGCGCGAGATCATGGGGCTGCGCCTGTCCGGCGGGGTGCTGACCTCGATCGACATGTCCTACATGGACGACGACGATTATGCATTCCCTGACATGGCTTACGACCATCAGGATTCCGTCGATCGCTCCTATGCGGTCATCATCGCCGACATGACACACGTTCCGGAGTGGTGAGGGTTTCGCCTCGATCCGATCCGACCACCTGACCTGACGACCTTCATCATCTGCGCGTGGATGCGCGCGGATCTGCACGCCCATGGGGAGATAACTATTGCCTTGGTATAATGCGGGGACGGTCGCCGTCACCAACAACAGCGCCACGGTCACCGGAACCAGCACCGGATGGGTGGGCAACGTCGATGCGGGGCAAGCCTTCATCGGCCCGAACGGCATTCCCTATGAGATATTGTCGGTCAACTCGGCGACGTCGATCACGCTGCGGACCAACTATGTCGGCACGACCGCGTCGGGTCAGGCTTATCGGATCATGCCCGTGCAGGGCTATCTGCGCGACCTGGCCACGCAAGCGGCAGTCCTGGTGCTGTCCTTTGCTACGGTCAGGGATGGCGTGGGACAAGGCATCTTCCCCGGGGGCAGCGTCGGCACGCCGGGATTTCGGTTTAGCGGCGATGAGGATACCGGCATCTATCGCCCAAGCGCAGATGCCATGGCGCTGGTTACGGCCGGCGTCGAGCGCGTGAGGGTCGATTCGAATGGTGCATTGTGTGTCGGTCGCACAGCGCCCGACCTCTCCGGCGCCCGCGCAGTTATTGCAGACGATTCGACTGGGAGGGGCTTAAACTTTGTTACATCGTCGGGGAATGGTTGCGGAGTAATCGGTACTACCGGAGCGTCTGACGCAACTGCCGGGCTTATTATCAATGCTTATCGCGGTGGCGGGTCAATCCGCTTTGCCCTGAATGGGCAGGAAAGGTGGCAGTTCTCTTCGTCCGGCCATCTCTTTCCAGTCGCAGATAACGTCTATGACGTTGGCGGCGCAGCGAACAGGATTAGGCAGTTTTACTCTGGCACCAGCACAATCCACACCTCCGACGAGCGTGAAAAGTCGTGGATCGGGATCAATGCGGATGATCGCGCGAAGTATCTGCGGATTGCCCGCGCGATACTTGATGAGCTGGGCTGGTTTCAGTTTCTGGAATCGATCGAGGAGAAAGGCGCGGACGGCGCGCGCTGGCACTTCGGTGTCCGCGCGCAGGCCGTATGGGCCATCGTCGCCGGTGAGGGCCTGTGCGCTCCGCTCATTGGCACCGGGGCTGAGCAGCGGCCTGATCCCGATTGGGAGGGACCGCCGCCGCCAGCCTGGCTCTGCTTCGACCAGTGGGACGAAGCGGTGCGGCAGGAGCCCATCTTTTCCGAAGTGCTGCTCGACGCTGACGGCAAGCCACTGCAGACGGGCATACGTGAGACCATCGAACGCGAAGCAGGGAACCGCTTCGGCCTGCGGACTGACCAACTGGATTTGCTGCTCAGCTGGGGCCTGCGGGAACTCGACAAGGAAAAGGAGGCGCTGATCGCGGACCTTACCGCCCGCGTCGAAGCGTTGGAGGCGGCATGATCTTCCTGCAGCACATCGTCATGGCGCTGGTCGCCCAAACCGTCGTCGGCCTGCTCACCGGCAACTGGTGGGCGGGCGCGGCGCTCGGTTCCGCTTATTTCATCGGCCGGGAAGTCGCCCAGGCTGAATATCGCTGGATCGAGCGGTTCGGGGGCGGGCTGCGCATCAACATGCCCTGGTGGGGTCGCCTCGATCCTCGCGTCTGGCCAAAGCTAGACCAGTGGCTCGACTGGATCGGGCCGGTTGTCGCGACCGTTATCGCGGCGCTCATAGCAGCGGGGTAATCCAGGAATATGGCAGTGGAAACGGGGGCGTCGGCCGGTGAGGTTGGCGGGATGGTGGCTGGCGCGATCGCCATATTGGCGGCGCTGGGCAAAGGGGCTGCCTGGGCGCTGAATTGGAAGGACGCCCGGGCACGGACGCGGGCGGCCAAGCTGCAGGCGTGGCACGAAGAATTGCAGGCCCGGGAAGAGCAGCAGGACAAGCGCGATCGCGACTATCAGCAGCGGATCGAAACGCAGCTGCGTCGGCTCGCGGTGGAAAATCGCGTGCTTCGGCGAGCGTTCGAGTTGGTTGCCGAACCACTGCGGCGACTGGAGCCTGATAACCCGAATCTCGCTCGGGCTCAGTTGATGCTGGATCGTGCATTCCCGCTTGATCCAGCCCTGCCGGAGGATCTCGCCTCATTGACGGCCATGATCGATCGCCCGGCTCCGGAGCCCGAGCGAGTCTGACGCCGGCACATATCCGAACTTTTCGCGGGCGCTTCGGCGCCCTTTTTCATGGGGGAATGAGATGAACTCGACCGACCCTGCGTGGCTGCTCGCCGCGCGGCAACTGCTCGGCACGCGCGAAGCGGCCGGGGCTGCGAACAATGGCACCATTCTTGGCTGGGCAAAGCTGCTCGGCATCAAGGTGCTGGGCATCCTCTACAATGCGGACAGCACGCCCTGGTGCGGCTTGTTCGTCGCGCACTGCCTGCGCGTCGCTGGCGTCAACCTTACGGCCATGAAGGTGGGCGTGCGGGCCAAGGCGTGGGCGACCTGGGGCAGCGCGATCGCGGCCGATCGGCTCGCGCCTGGCGCAATCCTCGTCTTCGATCGAGCGGGCGGCGGGCATGTCGCCTTCTATGTGGGCGAGGATCTAACGCACTATCATGTGCTGGGCGGCAACCAGGGCGACCGGGTCAGCATCATGCGGCTGGAAAAGAGCCGATGCGTCGCGCGGCGCTGGCCCGCGCTGGTGCCGGTCATCGGTGGGCCGGTGAAGCTCACGGCTGCTGGCGTGCCGGTGTCGAGGAATGAGGCATGAGCGCGGTGCGCTGGCTGCGATCGCGCCTGCAGGAGCGATCGACCTTCGTGGGGATCGGGACGGCGATCGGCGCTGCCTCGATCCTGCCCAGCCCGTGGAGTTGGCTCAGCTTGGTCGCCGGCACGATCGCGGCGCTGATTCCCGACAAGAATTATGGGGGTGAATGATGGGTGCGATCTTCTCACGGATTTGGCCGCATCTGCTCGCTGTCGCGGCGATCGTGGGCATGATCTGGTATCTCGACCATCGCGGCTATGAGCGGGCGCAGGCGGATGAGCGCCTCGCCCGTGCCGAGGCGGCCGCGACCTTCAACATCCTGCTGCGTCGGAGCGAGGGCCGCTTGGCGGCCGTCGTCACCTCAAACGACCGAACGCTGGCCGACAAGATCGCGGCCGTGCGGACCTATCACCGCACCATCATCCAGCCTGCCCTTGAAAAGGAGATCGCGCATGATCCGCTTCTCGCCCGTCCTGATGCTCGCCTGTCTGACGGCGTGCTCCGCGAACTCAGCGCCGCCCGCGCCGGCAGCGCCTGTTCCCGCCGAACTGACGGCGGAATTGAGTGCGCCTTGCCCGTCGCTGTCTCAGATCTGGGATCCGGTGGTGGCGACGCTGGTGCGGGTGAGCCAGGTGGACGCCCGCCTCTATGAGGAATGCCGCCTGCATCATGCCGGCGTCGTCAATGCCTATGTGGAAAGCAGGGCCGAGATCATCCGGCACAATGGGGGGCGATCGCCTCCATCCGCGCGCGCCGACATCATCGATCCTCCCTGAACCGGAGGGGCTGGTCGGCTTCCGGTCAGCCTCGAAACCGATTGACGATCCGCTTCCATTCCCGTTCGTCCGGGAGGGTTAGCGTAATTTGCGGGGACGCATCGACCAGGTCGATCGCATTCGGCCGAATGCGCTTGCCGAGTCGGCGGGCGCATTCCCGGCACCAGAACTTCTGGCGCGCAGCCCCGAAATTATCGTCCCAGCCACGGCGGTGGAAATGCCACCAGACGCCATGAGGGTGGAACAGGCCGAAGTGACCGCACCGGCAGATAACCTTCACCGTGCGGTGCCAGGCCGCCGCTTCGAACAGACAGGTGGCGACCTTTAGTCCGTCTCTATACCGGGCCAC